AAAGAATTGGTAGATTAACTCCCGCTGCAAAAATTGGAAGCGATGCAGGAAAAATTCTTAAAGAAAAATTAAAAAAGAAAATTATGACTCCCGCTAAAAAAATGGGTGGTGGCATGATGATGAAGCAATACAACAAGGGTGGCTCTGTTACTGCTAGCTGTAAACTTGGTAGAAACAAAGCAACAAAACTTTATTAGTTGCTATTCAGCCATGGGAAGGCTAAAAGGATAAATATATGGCTGTAGAAAAAAGTAATATTCCTGAAATAACCGAGGAAGAAAAAGTAGAACTTCAAGAAGGCCAACCTATAATAAACGATGAAGTAGATGAAGTAACTGTAGAAGGTGAAGAAGTTGAAGAACCTAATATAGAAGATGACTTTAATGCGAACCTTGCAGAAAATATAGATGAAAGAACGTTGTCTCGTATGGCAACAGAGTTAGTATCTGATTATAAAAAAGATAAAGAATCAAGAAAAGATTGGGAAGATGCTTACATAAAAGGTTTAGATCTTTTAGGTGTTAAGTACAGAGAAGTAACTAAACCATTTAAAGGTGCTTCCAATGTCACTCATCCGTTGCTCGCGGAATCTGTTACACAATTTCAAGCACAAGCGTATAAAGAATTAGTACCCTCTGATGGCCCGGTAAGAACTCAAATAGTTGGAGTACAAACTCCTCCTATAGAATTACAAGCTGACCGAGTTAAAGATTACATGAATTACATGTTAATGGAAAAGATGGAAGAGTATACAACTGATATGGATCAGATGCTTTTCTATTTACCATTGTCCGGTAGCACTTTTAAAAAAATATATTACGATTCATTAATGCAAAGACCTGTTTCTAAATTTATTCCAGCGGAAGATTTAGTGGTTCCTTATTATGCCTCCGATTTAAAAGATACAGATAGAATTACTCACATTCAAAAGATGACGGAAAACGAAGTCTTAAAACAAATGGCAGCAGGTTTCTATCGTGAGGTAGAGTTGTCTAATAACAATGAGACCACGGACAACGTGCAAGATAAAATAAATGAACTTGAAGGTGTTAAAAATACCGGAGATGATGCTCTACACACAATTCTTGAAATGCATGTTGATTTACATTTAGATGATTATGAGAAATTTGATTCAAGAGCAAAGAATATTAAGATTCCATATGTGGTAACTATTGATGAAGGTTCAAATGAAATTTTATCTATCTACAGAAACTACAGACCAGATGATCCTACATACAAAAGAATAGAATATTTTGTACATTACAAATTTTTACCAGGATTAGGTTTCTATGGCTTTGGCCTTACACATATGATCGGTGGTTTATCACAAGCTGCAACTCAATCTTTAAGACAATTGATTGATGCGGGTACTTTAAAAAATTTACCGGCTGGATTTAAATCACGTGGTATTAGAGTTAGGGACGATGACCAACCAATTCAACCTGGAGAGTTTAGAGATGTCGATGCACCGGGTGGAAATATTAGAGAACAGTTTTTTAATTTACCATTTACAGAACCTTCAACTACTTTATTCAACCTTTTAGGTTTTTTAGTACAAGCAGGACAAAAATTTGCAGCAATAACGGATAACAATATCGGTAATGATGCACAAAATAGAGCTGTTGGAACTACAGTTGCTATGATGGAACGAGGATCTCGTGTAATGAGTGGTGTTCACAAGCGTTGTTACTACGCTATGAAGATAGAATTTAAAATTTTAGCAAGAATTATGGGTGAATTTTTACCTCCAGAGTATCCTTACGATGTTTATGGTGGCCCAAGAATGATTAAAGCTACTGATTTTGACAATAGAGTAGATATTTTACCTGTTGCTGATCCAAATATCATGAGTATGGCCCAAAGAGTGATGCTTGCACAAACACAATTACAAGTTGCTAGCTCAAATCCTGCCATTCATAATATTCACGAAGCTTACAGACGTGTTTATGAAGCGTTGGGCACTAAACAAATAGAAGCATTATTGAAACCACCGCCACCGGCTCCCGAACCAATGGACCCAGCCAAAGAAAATGCGCGTGCTTTACAAATGCAACTATTAACTGCGTTTCAATTTCAAGATCACGAAGCTCATATTGCAGCTCACATGGCATTTATGCAATCTAGAATGGTTCAAATTAATCCTCAAGTGTATGCATTACTACAATCTCATATTTCTGATCACGTTTCTTTCAAAGCAACAGAAGAAGTAAGAGAACAATTAATGAATGACCCGAATATGGTGATGCTTCAACAAGCAAATCCACAAGAATATCAAATACGTTTTGATAAAGCGGTTGCAACAGCTGTTGCAGAGATTACAGAACAATTAATTCAAGGGGAAATGCAGCAAGCAGCGGGAAAACAAGACCCACTTGTTAAATTAAAGCAACAAGAGATAGATTTAAAAGCTATGGATCTTCAAAGAAAAGCTGAAGAGACAAGAATGAGAGCACAAATGGATATGCAGCAAGAATCAGCGAGATTAGATTTCCAATATGATAAATTAAGTGAACAAGCGCAACAGTCAGACGAACGTTTAGAAGTAGCGAGAGAAAAAATTGCGAAAAAATAACGAAAAAGGTTTAAGCGGAGGTGTTCGTTCAGGGCCACCACCTAAAAGAGGGCCAAACCCACAAGGACTAACGCGAAAGAAGTTTAAAAGTGTCGAACAATACACCAAAAAACTCATACGAAAGTCTTCCAGTAACATCTAAATTAATTTTTCTTGCTGGGATATTTGATGGAGAAGGTAGCTTTGGCGTTTGGTCAAAGGGTATAGGAAGAAAAAAAGAATTTGCTTGCACGATAGAGATGACAGACCAAGATACTCTGCAAAAATTTGCAGATATGTTTGGTGGACAGATATTTCCTTGTAAAATAAGAAAAGCACACCATACCCCAACTTGGAGATGGAGACAGAACGGCTACAGGGCTTTCCTTATAATGGATAAAATGATAGACTTCATGAGTAAAAGGAGACAGGAGAAATACAATGTGGTTAAGCGCGATAAAATTGGCGGCACAAGCAGGTACCCACATCTTCAAGAAGCGTCAAGAGACGAAGATGTTAATGGCAGATGCTCAAATGATGCACGCAAGAAAGATGGCCCAGGGTGAGGAAGCTTACCAAGGCAAATTATTAGAGGCTAGACAATCGGACTGGAAGGACGAGGCGGTCCTCATAATTTTGTCGACCCCCGTGTTAATTTTAGCGTGGGCAGTCGTATCGGATGATCCGACAGCGATGGACAAAGTAAAATTATTCTTCGAGATGTTCTCGCAGCTTCCATCGTGGTTTACAAATTTATGGATCCTTGTCGTGGCATCGATATATGGAATTAAAGGAACTCAAATCTTCAGAAATGGTGCAGGTAAAAAATGAACCTAGAAAGAGACTTACAAAAACTTAGAAAAGAAAAACAGATGAAAGAATCTGCTACTGCTCAATTACGTAAAAGAAGTAAAGATTCAATTTCTAGACCTAAAGCAGAAAAAAATATATTATCAAAAGACCCAAGGATGCAACAGATATGACAAAACTATGTGCTAGAGGAAAATCAGCCGCAAAAAGAAAATTTTCAGTTTACCCCTCAGCGTATGCAAACGCATACGCTTCAAAAATATGTGCAGGTAAAATTAAAGACCCATCAGGAAAAAAGAAAAAAGATTGGGGACCTAAAAAAGCAAAAGTTGGAAAACTTATGACTGCAGGATCACAATCAGCAGTAGGGAGACTTGAAAAGTCTGGTTTGAAAATGCGTGGTGGTGGAATTGCAATTCAAGGAACAAATTTTAAAGGCGTATTTTAGTGAATAAGAAAGGTTCATGTTGGGAAGGGTACGTTCAAAAAGGAATGAAGAAAAAAGGGGATCGTATGGTTCCTAATTGTGTACCGGGTATGAAATCAGGTGGACTAACAAAATGGTTTAATGAAAAATGGGTAGATATTGGAGCAAAGAAAAAAGGCGGCAAGTATCAAGAGTGTGGAAGAAAATCTGCCAGTGGTTCAAGTCGGAAGTATCCGAAGTGCGTACCACTTGCAAAAGCCACAGCGATGACAAAGTCGCAAAAGGCATCTGCTGTTGCCAGAAAAAGATCAGTAAGTAATGCGGGGCCAAAACCAACTAACGTGAGGACATAAAATGTGGAAATGGATAAAAAACTTATTTAAACCGAAAAGAATATCTCCAGATATTACATCAGTAAAACCTAAGGTGGACTTAACCGGTCTTACAAAAGGTGATATAAAGAAATTAAAGAAACAAGGAAAATTATAATGCCTAAAAAAACTGAACATCAAAAATATTTTGAATTAATGCAAGACCCTGAAGCAAAAAGAAAAGATACCGAAAAAAAAATAAAAATAAAAAAAGAAAAAGATGCTAAAGAAAAAGAAAAAAAATCTTTAAATAGATTAAAATTAAGAGATCAAAAGAAACCTTCTAAAATGGGCAATCCTGCGGTGGTTGAAACATACGAAGACGCAAGAGAAAATGCTATGATTAACAGAAATGTCCCTAGAATGAATGACGGTGGTATGGCTAGAGGCACCGGAGCAGCAATTAGAGGAAAAGGTTTTAAAGGCGTTTTTTAATTGCATCCATATTTAAATTAGGTTAAACAATCCCTATGATAAAAGGGGATAGCACCGAATACGAAATTCTTGAAGAAGCTTGTAAAACACTCGATACTGATGATCTTTTTACTGCAGAAATTGGAGTTAGAGAAGGACAAGGTTCTCAAATAATATTAAAAGAATTAATTGAAAAGAAGCATTGGCATATAGGTATAGATCCCTATGGTAATTTAGATTATCAACATTATGATAATTCTGATTCCTATACAGCTGATTACACCAACACCATGAAACAACAATTAATTAAAGATTTGGATTACCCAAATTTTACTTTGTATCAATTAGGTGATGATGAATTTATGAAACGTTTTGAAGATGGAGTTCCCATCTACAGGGATAAAAAAGAATTAAAAACTAATTATGATTTAGTTCACTTTGATGGCCCTCATAAAACAATAGATGTTATTAAAGAAGCTATATTCTTTGGTGAAAGATCTAAACCAGGTACGGTGTTCGTTTTCGATGATTATCCAAAATTTGATATGGATACTGTATTAAAAATTATAGTTAATCAATATGGTTTTATGTTATTAAAACAAGGTAAAAATAAAATTTCATTAAAGAGAAATTAATGGACTTAGATACAATATCTCTAATACAAAGAAGACTCAAAAAAAGAATTAATCAAATAAAAGACCAAGCGTTCTACGGAGTTGACACCATGGAGAAACTACAATATGCTAGAGGGCAAATCAGATCTTTAGAAGATCTGCAACAGGATCTTAAAGACCTGCTGTCAACAACGGAGTATGAAGATGAACAAGTCTACGGAAATACCGAAGAGGACTGACGCACTTCTTAACGCTTATAAAGCTAAAGAAGAAATTGAAACAGTCCTTGATCCAGAAGCGATCGACAAATCAACATTAGAAAGTCTACCAACACCAACTGGTTATAGAATTTTAGTATTACCATTTGCGGGCCCTAAAAAAACTAAAGGCGGTTTATGGCTTTCTGATACAACACAAGAAACAATACAAATGACTACCGTGTGTGGTCTTGTATTAAAAATGGGAGATCTTTGTTATCACGATAAAGAAAAATTTCCAAAAGGACCTTGGTGTAAACTAAATGAATGGGTTATTTTTAGTAGATACGCAGGTTCTAGATTCAAAATAGACGGAGGAGAAGTAAGAGTTTTAAATGACGATGAAGTTATTTCAACTATAAAAGATCCCAACGATATTTTGCACCATTACTAGGAGGACTAAATGGCAGACATACAAGAAAAAAATCCATCAGTAGAATTAGATACAGATGGTGTTAACGATCAAACAATAGAAGTAGAAACACCAACAGAATCAGGTTCTGAATTTGAAAAAAAAGAAGAAGTTGATTTAGGTTACACAGATGTTTCTGGCGGTAAAACTGCTAAAGAACTTTTACAAGAATCTAAAGAAGAAACCAAAGTCGCTGAACAAGAGGTAGATGTTAAAACTGAACCTGAAACAGAGGGTGAAGGTCTTCAAGATTATTCTGAAAAAGTTAAAAAAAGAATTTCTAAATTAACTTTTCAAATAAGAGAGGCTGAAAGAAGAGAGAAAGCTGCAGTTGAATACGCAAAAGGTATCAAGAATAAGTATGAGACAATTGAAAAAAAGTTTAATGAAACTGATTCAAACTATCTCAAGGA